ATCAGACTATTCTTTACAATAAAATGCATCTTCAGAATAATATACGCGATCCATAAACCCACGAAGTATAAGTTTTCGGCACGAAAATACAGTTATAACATATAGTAGAAAAGCAACATAATAAGCTATTGTTTAATTGTTTAATGATTTTGATATAAATTCTGGCTTTCGGTTTGAATTGATGTTTTTCGGATATTTTTGTTACTCCGATGTTACTCCATATCGAAATTTTTGCGTACCTTTGCACTAAAATAAAAGATATAAAACAAACAGATTAAAACTCTCACTCTCGATGGCAAAACCGAAGAAAGTTATCAAGGTCAAAGAGCCTGTTCGCATTCGTGAAAAGGTGATGAAGGATGGCGGCAAGAGCCTCTATCTTGACATCTATGATAATGGAGTCCGTAAGTATGAATTTCTCAAATTGTATATCGTACCCGAGACCTCTCCAATTTGCAAAATGCAAAATAATCAAACTCGAAAGCTCGCCGAGCAAATCAAAGCTCAGCGCATCTTGGCTCTACAATCTCATGGCATCAAGAAATGGGATAAGGTCAGAGGCTCGTCACTGAGATTGCTCGACTGGTTGATGAAATACGAGAACGATTCACTCGGTGTCACGAAGTCAACGCTCAAAGGTCGCCGAGATATGCGTGTCAAGGTTCAGGCATTTCTTGAAAAAGAAGGGCGCGAAGCGATGACGATGATTGAAGTGGATACCGATTTCTGCAAAGAATTTCTGAAATTTCTCCGGACTGCCAAGCATGGAGTGTGCAAAGATGGCAAGACGGTGATTAGCGCATCAACGATGCATCATCACCAAGCCGTCTTGAACGGTGCGCTCAACACTGCGGTGCGTGAAGGTATCATAGATGCGAATCCGTTGAAAATGCTTAGTCGAAAGGAGAAATTTCCGGCGAAGGAAAAAGAACGTGAGTTTCTCACCATAGAAGAGGTTCACAAATTAATCGACACTCCATGCCCCAACGACAATGTGAAGTTGGCATTCCTGCTCAGCTGCTTCACCGGGCTTCGCCTGAGCGATGTCCGTGCGTTGAAATGGCGTGACGTTCAAAAGACACCTGACGGTTCGGCACAGTTCATTAGAATACGAATGCAGAAGACTCAAAACTTGGTCAACGTGCCGTTGTCTCAGGAGGCACTGCGCTGTATGCCGCCACGTGAATTGGATGAGCCGATGTTTGTGTTGCCAGCCGGAACGTCTAACATCTGTCTCATACTTGATAAATGGGTGAAGGCTGCCGGGATAGATAAGCATATTACGTATCACTGTTCAAGGCATAGCTTCGCGACAATGTTGCTAACGCTCAATGCCGACATTTACACAGTCAGTAAGTTGCTCGGTCACGGCAACATCAACACTACCCAGATTTATGCGAAGATTGTCGATCAGAAGAAGGTTGACACTGTAAACTTAATCGACACAATGTTCACTCAACCGAATAGCGATGGCAAACAAGACGATTGAAATCAGAACGAAGGAGTTGCAAGATGGGAGCCAGAGCTTGTATCTTGACATTTACGAGAACGGCAAGCGTCACTATGAGTTCTTGAAGCTCTACATCGTACCCGGTAAGGATGCTACGACAACCGCTCTCAATAAGAATGCAATGCGCAAGGCGGTTGCCATAAAAGCGGAACGGATGCTCGGCATTGAGCGAGAATTGGATGAAAGGGAAAAAGCAAATCCAAGTGAGCGTTTGTTCGATAATTGGATGGATGAATATCTTGAAGAAATCTCGGTCAATCCTGAATACTCTCAGTGGCACATCAAGAATGTGCAGTCACTGATAATGAATATCCGTGCGTACATGGCGCACATCAAGCATCCTCGCCTACGCTTTCGCAAAATTGACGCAAAGTTTTGCATCGGTTTCATTGAGTTCTTGCAGAACGATTATGAGAACCCAAAACACCCCGGGGCGAAGCAACGTCTGTCATATCAGACGATACGACTTCGCCAAAACGGATTGCGCCACATGCTTAATGCGGCGGTAAAACAGGGATTGCTAAAATCGAATCCGTTCTCAAAGCTCAGACCGGAAGAAATTCTTGGCAAGCGAGATGAAGCAATTGAGTATTTAACCGCTGAGGAAGTGTCTGCTATTGCAAATCTGGATACGCCATTCGTTGTTGCCAAACAATGTTTCCTATTCTGCTGCTACACCGGGTTGCGCCATAGCGACATCTCAGCATTGCGATGGGAGGATATAAAAGAGACCGACAATGGATTGATGATTTCTATGACTATGCAGAAAACAAAACGTATAGTCAGCGTTCCAATTGGCAATATGGCTCAACAATGGCTTCCCGAGAAGCCCAAACGAGCAAGAGGTTTAGTCTTTGCCGTTCCATCCATCAGTGCCGTAAATCGTAGCCTAAAAAAGATGGCGGAAGCAGCAGGTATCAATCATAACCTGACATTCCACACATCGCGCAGGACTTTCGCTACACTCACACTCGCTGCAGGAGGTGATATTTACACAACGAGTAAATTGCTCGGTCACACGTCCGTCAACACCACTCAACGCTATGCAGAGGTGGTGATGGAGTCAAAAGTCGATGCCATTAACCTATTCAACAAAGCCTTTGGTTAATGCTTCCCTACTTTTGAAAATAGTAGCGAAGCATAAACGGGAATGCAATCAATGGCAGGGATAACATCGATGATATGTTCGAATTGGAATTTGGCTACAATTCTTTGAGATAGTATCGTTTTAAGCCATCAATATAGACATCTTCCGATTCAATGTAGCCAGTCCAATGCTCTTCTCTATTAATAAAAAGAGCGACAAGCGATTGAGGAATACCTCTTTCAATGCAAAACTTGGTTATCTTGGGAAAAATTTTGAGAATTGGCTTTTGCTCGTTAGCAAAGGTGTATGAATCAGACATTTTATCCACCCAAATAGATTCATAAGTCCAATAGGTGCGCTCACGTGTATCAGTGTAAGGGCATGAACTTTCTCCGTGATAAAAGCGACATTTAGGTATCAACTTGGATATACGCCTGATTTTCCGCAACTGTCTGTGTGTCGGCTGTTTTTGATAAGAACTTCTAATCCAATTACATACGCTTTTCAACGTGCCATTACTCTCATTCCAATGTACGTAACGATTATAAAGTATTCCCAACATATCAATGGGAGTGCCTTCGCCGTGTAACTCTTTAATCACTCCCATAGACTCAAGTTGCTCAATTTCAACCTTTAGGTTTATATTCTCAGTTACCCAAACACGTTCGTAATCCCAATAACATGCTTTCATTCCATCTAATGGGCATTCTTTCTCTCCGTTATAATATCTGCAATCAAGAGTACGTTGCAGTTTCACTCGATTTGTAGGATGGCTTGCATACATTTCAGTAAACCACTTAACAAATCCATCAGCATTTCCATCATGAAAGCCAATCCAGTGAGCATATCTATTGAAAAGTAGGCATTTAAGGCTTTCCGGAGTATCAATATTAGCTAATGCTTTATCAACGCCATAATGCGCCATTGCTATCAATTCATCTTTCCAATTATCGCAATACGAAGAGTGCGCCCACATGGATTCGTACCCCCAAAATTGACGGTATTCGTTGTCTGTGGGTTCTGCATCGGTGCCATCATAAAAACGGCAGTTCAGCACTCGTTCATTGAATGAATCTTTCATATATCACCTAATGAGATGCAACGGTTTAATGCCACAAAAGTACAAAATAGTTCTATGATAGAAGCATGAAATCGATTAATTTATTCTCAAAAAATACAATTCTCATATAATTTTGTGCGAACAGATGCAACAAAGTGATATTAAATCACTATATTTGCAGCAAAATATCCGTAAGATATGAGTGATTTAAATAGATTAAAAGTAGTTTTAGCTGAAAAGAAACGGACAAATAAGTGGTTATCAGAACAACTTAAAGTCACGCCATCAACAGTCTCTAAATGGTGTACTAATACAAGTCAACCAGATTTAGAGAGTCTTATAAAAATGGCAAAACTGTTAGAAGTTGAAATCGCTGACTTGATACGCGTTGAATCGGATAGCTAAAATGAGCAGTAACAAATTTAACTGCGAGGCATTTGCCTTGCAGCATATTACAACGATTGAAGAGGTGAAGCAATTCGCCCATTATTTGGTAAACGAGATGAAGGTCAATATTCATCCCGATGATGATTTTGTAGAATACGTTGATGTTGCTACAGGTCAGCCATTTTTTACCAAAGATGAATCATTCATAGGTAACAGACTTATGGATGAGTGTTTTAGTGTATGCAATACGAATAATGTAGATATTTATGAGTTGTTCTATACTATTCTACATAATTCTATTGCAATACAATTTACTGAATAACAGAATGATTAAGAACGAAAACATAAAGATAGTACAGAACTCGAAAGATAATATCGATTGGAATGGTACGCCGTGGCAGGATAGGCAGTTTGCTTACCCTAAGCGCACTGTGCGTGTTGCCACTTCATTTAGTGGCATTGGTGCTGTCGAATACGCATTTAAGCGTCTTGGTATAGAAACAGAAATCGTTTTTGCTGGTGACATAGATACAAACTGTAAGAAAACATACTTTGCAAATTACGATATTTCAGAAGAACGCTGGCACACAGATATACACAATTTTTCAGCTGAGAAATATAAGGGTAAGGTTGATTTATTGGTTGGAGGTGCACCTTGTCAAGCATTTTCTACGGTTGGAGATCAACTTGGATTTGAAGATACAAGAGGTACTCTATTCAGAGAGTTTGCCAGGTTGGTTAAAGAATGTACTCCCAAAGTTTTCATTTTTGAAAATGTTCAAGGACTATTCCGACATGACAACGGTAAAACATGGTCTATAATAAAAAATACTTTTGAGCAATACTGTGGATACGACATCCACTATCAGCTACTTAACAGTAGAGATTACGGTATTCCTCAAGTTCGAGAACGTCTATTTTGCATTGGCTTTAAGAAGAAGACTAATTTCAAATTTCCTCGTCCGATTCCTTTGGAATATAGGATGTATGATTTCTTAGAGGACTATGTCGACTCTAAGTATTATAATTCTGTAGCCAATTCTAAGGTAATAACCCCATGTCAAGAAAGAATTGATAAAATTGCAACTTCGGATGAAATGATTCGTTTTAACGAATTTGTATTCCCCATTACGGAAGTTGAGGACAAATACTACCTTTCAGAAAAAGTTGCAAAATACGTGTTGGCGAGTGGCACAAAAAATTTTAAGACCTCAATCGAAACAGATAGAGAAGTCGCTCGAACTCTACTACAAACGATGCATAAAATGCATCGCGCAGGAGTTGACAACTATGTTACATACATGAAGAATAAAGGCATTAATGGACTAAGAAAGTTAACGCCAAGAGAGTGTATGAGATTAATGGGATTTAGAGATGATTTTAAAATTGTTGTATCGAACACATCTGCTTATATGCAGGCTGGTAACAGTATTGTAGTAGATGTTATAATTGCTCTGCTTAAGCAATTAGATATAACCAAATACGGTGTTAATAATGGGTAATATACACAATAATATACAGAACACTCAAGCAAATCTTGATTTCGGATTTGATTGGCAGAACGCTCAGTTCTCTCATCCAGAAAGGACTGTTCGTATTGCTACTTCATTTAGCGGAATTGGAGCTATTGAGCATGCCTTTCATAGACTTGGATTGAAAGCTAAAATTCAATTTGCCGGAGATATTGATGCAGATTGCAAGAAATCATATTTTGCGAACTATGATATTTCAGAGGCAAGATGGCACAACGATATTTCAGAGTTTGATGCCACTCCATATAAGGGGCAAGTAGATTTGTTTGTCGGTGGTGCACCTTGTCAAGCCTTTTCACAACGTGGTAAAAGAGGCGGATTTGACGATACAAGAGGTACTCTATTTCGTGAATTTGCACGTGTCGTGATTGAATGCCAACCAAAGGTATTTATATTTGAAAACGTTAAGGGGCTACTTAATCACGATAAAGGTAACACATGGAAGGTGATGAAGGATACCTTCGAGAAGGACTGCGGCTATCAAATATATTATCAGGTGTTGAATGGCAAAGAATATGGAGTTCCTCAAAGTAGAGAACGAATCTTTTGCATTGGATTTAGAGAGCCTATCGAATTTAAATATCCTGCGCCTATTCCACTAAAAAAGAGCGCATTTGATTATCTTGAGACCCATGTAAATCATAAATATCTTTTAAAAGAAAAAGGAGTTAGATTTATTACGGCTCATATCAATCATATAAAGAGCTATACACAAATAAATGGTGATATTATCCTGTGCCAAAAAAGGAATCAACAATTCAACTGGCATGGCGATTTTGTATATCATCCTATTCCGAGTGGATACTCCGAGAGACTGTATCCTGAATCCATTTTTGACATTAAAGATTTTGATGAATCATATTTTGTCGAGAAATCCAATGGCCTGTACGCAATAAACTTTGATAAAAATGGCGATATTATAATGCTTAACCATTCCGAGCTACCAGTTGAAGAAGGTGTTGGCTATTATAGAAAACTAACGCCAAGAGAGTGTTTGCGACTAATGGGCTTTGATGATTCATTTAAGATTGTCGTTTCTGATACAGCTACATATAAGCAATCTGGAAACAGTATTATTGTAGATGTGTTTATGGCGTTACTAAAAAAAATTGATATAACTAAATACGGCATATAATTATGGCAGATCCAATTTGTAGATGGCGTAACCCATCAGTAAAACAGGTTCTTGAGTTTAGCTCCGTTCTGCCCATTGCTAAAATGAGGAAAGACGAAGCAAGAACTCTGGTAGAGAAAAGATGGTCTCTACTTGGCAATAGTGCATTCTTCACGACTGCATATCAATTAGCCTCAGAGCTGGGATTGTATTATGAAGATGACGAATACTTTTATCCAAGATTCTCATCTCCAATTACAATTGAACAAGCAAATGATTACCTCCAAATGTGGGGGCGAAAATATTTTGCGCCCAATCCATACACCAAGAGCATGAATTATGAGCAACAGCCAACAATAATCAATAACTTCTTGGCTAATTGGGTCGTAACACATGAGACCAATCCAAAGTTTACAGAGGCACTCAAAGAAATGTTTGTTGATACGCTGGGAAATACAGACATTTTAGCAAACATGATTAATAATTTTTCCGATGTATCAATTGAAGATGATATCCTTTCCATAAAAGGCAATTTGTCTGCTGACAAACCTTTGGAATTGCACGCTGATATCAATCCTCGTGATAAAAAAGCGTTCTTTGAATTCTTTGGAATCGCACAATATGATGTCGTAGATAAAACCGTGCCTGTCACTTCCACAAAATCAATTCAGAGAATCTACTATGGAGCTCCTGGCACAGGTAAATCTCACGCAATCAAGGATGAAACAAAGGGAGAAAAGACTATCCGCATAACATTCCATCCAGACACAGACTATGCTTCTTTTGTTGGTGCATATAAGCCGACAATGAAGAAGGTGGATGTTCAAGTTGTACCTGTTGTTTTAAGTACTGGTGCAAGTTTTGAGCAAAATAAAGGTACATTCTCGGAAGAAAGAATTTCATACGAGTATGTCATGCAAGCGTTTCTTCAAGCCTATGTCGCTGCATGGGAATACCAGCAAGACGAAAACCCGAAACCAGTTTATCTCATCATTGAAGAGATAAATCGTGGTAACTGCGCTCAAATCTTTGGAGATATATTCCAATTATTAGACCGCAATGACAATGGCTTTTCCGATTACCCAATCAACGCAGACCAGGACTTGCAAACGCATTTGTGCAAAAAACTATCAGCCATCAACATAGCTAATGAAGATTCTATCAATAGTCTTTTTGAAGGTGAGAAATCTATCGTTGATGACATTAAATCCGGAAAGGTTTTAGTATTGCCTAATAATCTATATATTTGGGCAACGATGAACACTTCTGACCAATCATTATTCCCCATAGATAGTGCGTTCAAGCGTCGTTGGGATTGGAACTATGTTCCGATTTTAGATGCCCACAAAGGATGGAAAATCAACGTTAGAGGCACAAACTATGATTGGTGGGATTTCCTCACAAGAATCAATGATAGTATTGGTTCTACCACTCAATCAGAAGATAAGAAGCTGGGATATTTCTTCTGCAAGACTGTAAATGGAGTGATTAGTGCTGAAACTTTCGTGAGCAAGGTAATATTTTACCTTTGGAACGATGTTTTCAAAGACTTTGGTTTAGGAGACCCTCTGTTTAAGGATGACGATGGTAAAGAATTGTCATTCAATAAATTCTATATGGTCGATGAAAGGGGTAAAGCGATTGTAAATGCCGATAAGGTTGCGTTATTCCTTAACAATCTCGGCGTTAAGCAAATTGGTTCCGAATCTGGCAACACCGAACAAGACGAAGACAATGCTATGTCTCCTGAAGATGGCGGTAGCAGTTCAGATTACTCAAAGTACTCTGTAAACGGTAGTGGTCGCTATGGTAAGTGCGCTGCCCCATTTGAAGCCGTAAAAGCGTATTGCAATGCACATCCAAGCATGATTGATTCACAAATCGTTGATGCATGGTTGGCTTTAGACGTAAAGATGCCAAACTTGATTGAAACAGAAGCTCAATATAAAGAGCGAGTTCAAGGCTCTAAAGACAGCAAACTCAGTACCAAGTCGAAGACCCTTAAATTGAACAACGGTAGCACAATATACGTCTCCAATCAATTTAATCCAGAACGCATAAGCGACTTTGTTACAAAAGTGAATTCCAGTGATTTAGGTATTCGTTTAGCTAAGATTGACTAATGAGAGTTCTAATTGAAGAATATAGATACAACGCCGCAGACAAAGGCATAAAAGATGTGCTTCATGGCATTGATGCTTTGGAGAACATTGACGGCTATGTTAGCGTGAACTATGTCGGATATTTCTATAATACCGACTTAGATTCGCCTGATGGTCGCAAGGGTGACTGTGTGTTTATTCTTCCAAAAGTACTGCTGGAAAGTGTAAATGGACGAGACTATGTGTTTGGAAAATATGCTCCTGAGGACATTGTAAATTTGGATAGTAGCAATCCTTTGACCAAACTTGAACGAGACTTTATCTACGAGTTCGCAGTGTGGATTTACAGAACTATTGTCGTCTTCCAAAGTGCCAATAGAGATACCACTATTGTTTACCACAAAAAAATCGCTGAGGTTGGTCGAGGTCGTAAGCGATTGAGCAATACATTCTTAGATGTGTTGCTATCTTTAGTCCAATTTAATAAGGAAAATCAGAACTTCTTCTTCTATGTATTGCGCAACATACATAGTGGGTTTAACAAGATTAACTGGAATAGGACTATTGCGACTACAAGTCCAATAATTCAAGGAAAAACGGCTGTATATGTCAATCCTGTGAATAAAAAACGTCAGATTAATTTTGATGAAGAGCTTTTGGTTATATTCTTCTCCATATTGGATTATATTTCAAGTCAATATGGATTTCCTGTTGAACTTAACTGCAATTTTCAACTAATCAGAGGCAAACAGTTTCAGACATACTTAGATGGTCTTGGGAAAGTTCGCCTTAGACAAATTAAGTACAAATACTTCTCAGACAAGGCAATCCAGCTTTGGGAATTGTGCTATGCGTTCTTTGATTCAGCTCGACAAATTCAGGTTAGTTCAGCCCAGCAAGAATATCTTTTGGTTAAGAACTTCAACATAGTTTTTGAAGCTATTATCGATGAACTAATTGGAGAGCCACATGATAAAATTCCAGCCGGGCTTGCCGATCAAACCGATGGAAAAAGAGTCGATCATATGTACTCTTATAAGGGGTTAACAACGCACGAAGAAAACAAGCCTATCTACTATATAGGTGACTCTAAGTATTATAAACGGGGAAATTCCATTGGAAATGAATCTGTTTACAAGCAATTTACTTATGCTCGTAATGTGATACAATGGAATCTTAACTTGTTTATGAATGATGATAGGTCTGACGAAACCCTTCAAATGGATAAACGTAATTTTGGCAACATCCCAAAGTTACGTGACGATGTAACAGAAGGATATAATGTGATTCCTAATTTCTTCATTAGTGCTCGACTCAATAAGGAATTGAGTTATGATGAGCAAATTGACTTGACTGACAAGGAGCATACACATTTCAATAATAGGCACTTTGATAATAGATTGTTTGACCGTGATACACTGCTTATATGTCACTATGATGTAAACTTTTTGTATGTGGTATCGCTGTATGCACGCAACAATAGCATTCAAAAGGGAATTTGGAAGGAGAAAGTTAGAGCCATGTTCCGTGCTGAAATTCAAAGTATGCTCCAGGAGCGCTACGATTTTTATGCAATGGCAGCACACCCAAATGAAGATGCCAAGGAGTACATCAAGGGGCACTTTCAACAGACTTTAGGCAAGATTTTTACTCCGTTCAATAATAAGGATTATTATTCGCTTGCCTTGGATAAAGAAGACCCTGAGAAGAACAATGAGGCGTTGTTAAAAGAATTGCGCCAACATTTCTTTGTCGAAAAATGCAACATCGGAGAAGACCCTACGCCAATTTTAACGCAAGCTGCGAATACAAATCCGGTTGTAGTTCCACGCAAGCGCAAAGATGGTGTACTGATGGTTATGATGGAGAATTATCAAGGTAAAAGTGCAAACTTTATCACTGCCGGGCAAATTGCAATTGGCATTAAAGAAACCTCAGGGTATGATGAGATTCTCAAGAATATAGATTCAATTGGCTATATTCTATTTCACACACGTAAGGATATAGACCAACATCTGTTTGCTTTGGATTCGAATTGTGTTGTGAAAGAAGGGAGCGAACTTGATGGTGTTTATAAAAATATCAGTACATCTTCACGATATTTGCTCGTGTCATTCATGAATGATTTTGAACTTGTATCGACATCACTCCATTCAACCAATAAGCCTAATTCAGATAGAACTACCCGATATGACAGTCAATTTGCATGGCTTGATGAACTAAAAATGAATAGAAATGAACGTGCGGAATAAAATTTGGGAAGAGATAAAACAGGCGCATGCAAATACGCTCTGCATTGGTTGGTACACAAATAGACAAAGAAAATTTGCAAGATACTACGAGTTGTTTATTTCGCTCGTAGCTTCTGGCGGTGCTTTTGGCTTTTTGTTTAATTCGTGGCTTCCATTTATTAGTACATTAATCATCGCATTTGTATCAGTGGCAAAAGCAATCTTCCCACAATTCCTACAACCAGAGAAGGAGCTTTGCGACCTTGATTCACTGATGGTGTACTACAATAAATATATGGCGGACATGGAAAAACTTTTCTTTTGTCTTGATGATGATAGTATTAGTGAACATGAAGCTGTTGACCAACTGCACGACATGAAGCTGTCTGAAAGTGAAAAGCAGGCTGTTCTGAATAAACTTATCCGTAATATTCCGTCAAAACGAGATAAGAAAATACAGAATGAGTCAACCGAGTATATTAATCGCGTTTACTATAATAAATATGAGCAACAAAAATAATACAAATGGTCAGCAGCGACCGTGTAAGGAGGTGCATATTATACACCAAGATGTTAAGTATAAGAATCAAAAGCCATCTCCATCGAACACGCCGCCACCGCCAGTTCCAGCAAAAAAAACAATAAATAAATAGAGTTATGGCAGAAACAACCCATACAAGAGAACTTCCTAAATCATCAAATGCGTGTCCGCCACCGCCACCGCCAAAGAAATGATGATTTAGATTCAAGCCCCGGAGTTCGTTAGGATCTTCGGGGCTTGACGTTGAAGTTTTACAAGATTTAGTCGTCTCGCGGCTTGGTGGCGTAGTACACGGCAACGATGGCGAGTACCATGCCGATGCCAAATATCCAGCAAAGTTGAGTGAGTATCGGAGAGCGAATCATGTAGATGTTGGCGAAAACAACGATGCCGAAAAATACTGCGAGCATTACAAAAATGGTTGAGAAT